GAGTTGCTCGAGCAACTGAACCAGGCCGAACGAGTAGAGCTGGCCCAGTGGCTGGCCGTCTGGCGCGAAAGTCAGGCTATGGGGCGCACGCACGCGGTCCTGGCGAATGCGTCGTCGGCCCTCGACCAGTTGGTCGCCACACTTGAAGTGGCGACCGGGTTTCTGACGCCCGCCGAGGCTGACGCGTTGTGGCACAAGCTACAGGCGATCACGCGCGGGCTCCAGCGTGGTGGCGGCCCACGCCCGAATCAGACGACGCAGCGACCACCCCCGCACCTCGGCGAGCTGGATCTGTTCAACGCCCCGCCGAGCCCGTTTCCTCATCCGCGATGAGTCACAATGTCTTCGCCAATTGATTCCACCCGCCCCGTCGTGGTCGAAACCTGGCGTCTGAGCGCCGACACGTCCCTGTTCCTGATCGAAATCCGCGCCGATGGCAGTTGGCGCCCGGCCTATATCGCGCCGAAACGACTCGGCGGCTGGACAATGGAGGTGTTGCCGGACATGCCGCCGACAGCGGAGACGGAAGCCGCCGTGCGCGCCTGGGCACGACGGTATGGCGCAAATATATCGATCCGGCGCATGCCGACACGCCGCTCGCCGGCGCGAACCGATTCCCCGCACAGGACTTCAGAATGAATTTGCTTAAACGTCGCCTGGCGGCGACAGACGATAAGCTGCAGGAGATAAAAACGGCTCGCAAGGCGGCCGCCAAGGCGCAGCGTCAGCAGGTCAAGCAAACGCGCGCGGATCGCGAACGGAAAGTCATGCTGGCCGGCGAAGCGTTGCTGCGCCGTGTCGATCGCGGTGAATGGGATGAGGCGGACTTTTATCAGATGATGGACGAGTTTTTGTCTCGTCCAGCCGATCGCGCGCTGTTCGAGCTCGATGGCGACGCGTAGCCATTGTTGTTCGACGTCGATGCGCGGCTGGGTCGGCGATTTTCGAGTTCCGGCTAATACAGATTAGGCTGCCCGTCACTGTGTTATCCGGCGACACCGCAAATTGAGCGATCCGATCCGCCTGCTTATCCGCTCGCGACGACAACCCGAAGAATAATCCTTCGAGCCGATTGTCATTGATCAGCACGCCGAGCAGCATGTCGAGCGTGCTCTTCACTTCACGACGTCGGGCATCTTGATCTCCCCGATCGCCGCCAGATAGAACAACACTTCTACGTAGCAGTCGTGCGCCGGAACGCGCGGGATGAGATGGTCGGCGAGGCGGCGCTTACCATCAATTCATGGCTCGACCGATTATTTCGAAAGTATTTTCTAGCATTCGCGTGGCCGCTTTTTTTCAAATTTGCGTAGAATTGCCCCACCTCTCATCGGGTAGCAGGGCCTTGGCCGATTCGCTGGCATGGACAGTGGAAAGGCGACCAAGGAACTTGGATTAAGGTGGATCCGAGCGTTCCGGTCGCCCTGTTTTTTTAGCGGGCGTGCGCCATCATGACGCCCTGTCACTAGTGCGCCACGCGATTGCCTTCGGATCAACAGGACTACCGGCCACCGTGATGTCCGGTGATATCGCAAACTGCGTGATGCGATCCGCCTGCTTGTCTGCCCGCGACGACGATCCGAAGAAATACTCTTTCGATCCGATCACCATCGTAATCAGCACGCCGAGCAGCGTGTCGAGCGTGCTCTTTATCACGTCGGGCATTTTGATTTCGCCGATCGCGAGATAAAACTCCAGCCCGATCACCACGAACAGTGCCACGGTGTACATGTAGGCAAGGTTCCGTGCCGTGTGATCGTGCTCGGCCGCCGCGTACTGGCGAGCGCTCGCGCGATCGTCGGCCGCCACCTTGTCAGCCTGCACATGAATCCCGGCCATGTTCTCGGCGTGCGTAAAGCCGGCCTGCCGCATCTTCAGCTCGAAGTCTGCGTCGGCCTGCTTCAATGCGAGCAGTTGCTCCGGCGTCATCGGCTGACCGCCTAGCGCTGCCTTCACTGCGTCGACGGATCCGTCGCTAATCCCGAGCTTCTCGGCAATCGTCGACGCCGCCATCGCTGCAACGCCCGGCACCCCGCCCGTCAGCGCCGTGACAAGCCACGGCGCAATCGTCTTCAGCACGTCCAGCATCGTCACACCCCCAACGCACGGTTGAGCTGCCAGCCATACTCGAATGTCTCGTTCTCCGGCCGGCGCTCGGCCAGCTCGATGTAGAAAACGGACTGCTGGGCGGCGATCATCCCGTACAGCACGCGATGACCATCCGCGCCACGCATTGCGAGGAACGACTTCAACGCCGCGATCGTCATCGGGCCGATACCGCCGTCGACGGCGACGTCCGGGAATGCCTTGCCGTTCTGATTCAGCACGTTCAGCGCCCGCTGCAAAAACGTCACGCCCGTCGCCGGGCCGGCATTCACGCCGATGTCGAACAGCTTCTCGGCGAGCGTCGACGAGATCGCGTCGACCTGGTCGAACTTCGGTCGCGTCCAGTAGCGGGCCTCGTAGATCTCGACCGCCGTCGCACGCGGCATGCTCTGCATCGGCCCCGCGTAGCCGTTCGCGCGGGCCTCCGCGGCCGTCACGCCCCACATGGTTCCCTCGAGCTTCCCGAGATACCAGTTTCCCCGATCATTCGGATTGTTCGAGAACCCGCCTTCGCGTCCGATCAGCGCGTCGATCTTCGCTGCAAGATTCATTGCTTCCCTCCCCGGCCGATAACCTGTTCCAATACGTCGATGCGCTGTTGCTGCAGCCTGTTCAGCGCATCACCCTCGTTGATATGCGTGAAGACCCAGACGATCGAGCCGACAAGAAACGTCTGCACTACGCCCAAGCACACGCCGAGCACCCACATCGCGCCCGTCGCCTTGTTCTTCATCGCGTCGACCTTCCGGTCGACCTCCGCGATTGCGCCGGCCAGCTCGCCGCGAGATCGTTCCTCCGCACGCGAACGGCTCCAAAGCAGCCCGACGTCCTCGCGCACGGTCTCGGCCCGCACCGCCATCTCGGCAAGCCGCCGATCGAGGTCCGCGAACGGCTGCACCGACCGCTTGATGTCCTCGACGCTGGACGCGACCGATCGCATCTGCTGTGCCAAGGTCGCCATCTGGACGGCCAGCCCCTCTTGCCTTTCGTCACCCATCAAACCCCCGTTGAAAAAAGAAAAGCCGTCCGAGTTGCCTCGAGGCGGCTGCTAAAAACGACCGACACGTGTGTTACTTCTGCGGTGCCGGCACTACCAGATCAATCTTCTTTTTCGGCTTCTTGCCGTGACCGGCCTTCGCCTTGCCCTTGTTGCCCGCGTTCAGCTCGACCGACGTCTCCCAACTGCGGCCGGCGTACGTGTGCTTCACCGACTCGACCAGAAACTCGCCGTCGGCCTCCTGCTTGAAGCCTTTCAGCTTCACCGTCTTCTCGGCCGCGATATCCGTCCGGCCGCGCATGCGAAGGACGCTCTTCGCGGTATGCCGGTTCAGCTTCTCGAGGCGGGATTTCGCCGCCGCCTTCGCGGCCTCCGGGCTGGCGTACGAATGGCGCTCGGTATGAACGGCTGCAGCACCTGGCGGCGCATCCGGATTCGGGATCGTGAGATCGATCTTCTTCCCGGTCTTCGCGTTGTGCACCTTCGCCCGCACCGCGACGAAGCTCGCACGGTCCGGAAAAGTGATCTCGTAATCGGCGAGATCCGCCGGCGTCAGCTCGATCGACGGAAGCGTCTTGCCGCTCGCGCTCTTGCCGCCGCCGATCGGCCCGACGATCAGCTTGCCCGCCTTCACCGTCGCGGTCGCGCCGTACTGCCGCGCGATGCGCGTGATGAAGTGCAGGTCGCTTTCGCCGAACTGATCCGCGCGTGGCACGACGGCCTCGACCGAACACGCGACCGCCCACTTGTTGCGACGCGCGACGTCGCCGACGATGTCGGCCAGCTTGACGTTCGTCCAGCCGCCGTAGCGATGCGTCTTTGACGTCGCCCGCATGTTCGCCGGCTTGCCGCGAATGACCATCGTTGCCGGCGGTCCGCGCAGCACGATCTCGTCGATCGCGTACTCGCCGAGCATCGACAAGCCCTGCCCCTCCCAACCGAGCGAGACCTTCAGCGTTGCGCCTTTCGGGGGAAAGCGCACCTTGCCGTCGCGGTCGTCCAGCTCGATCTCGCAATCGTCCGCCTCGAGACCGGGTTTGTCGGTCGTCTGGATCCGCAGCACGCGATCCTGAATCACGCGTGTGATGTCATCGCCGTTCGCGACGATCTGGAAAATAGCTCGCATTGCTCCTCCCTCACGACCACAACTGAATCGGCTCGTCGCGCGGCACCTCGAGATCCGGCATCACGATCAGCACACCGGATCTGAACGGCTGCGCTTCTCGCGCCAGCCCCGGATTCGCGTCGTAGACCGCCTCGACAGTGCCGGACAGCGTCCCGTAGTGCATGTAGCAGAGCGTGTCGAGCACGTCCCCGTCAGAGGTTCTGAGCGTCTTCGCCATAGCGGACAAACTCCAGACTGTAGGTTTGTTTGCGAGGCGCACCATCCGACATGATCGCCTCCTGTTCCTCGTCGACGCCCTGCAAATACCAGCGGCCCAGCACGTCGCCCGTGCCAGCCGTGAGCTGCACGGGCATCATCTTCGCGCCGATCGCGCGCAGCGTTTCGATCTGTCGGAATCCCGCGCCGAGCGACGGAAACACGACGCCGGACAGCGTAATCGTCTCGCCCCCTTGGCTCACCGCCTGCGCTGCCTCCTCGCGGTTCAGGCGCTCTTGCGACGCGACCTTGTAACGGGTCGAGCGCCGCAGCTTGTCGAACGCTGCAGTCGACAGGCCAAAGTGGAACGAGACGCCATCATCCACCGACAGCGTCAGCAGATGAGGGGTAGAAGACTTTGCGCCATCAAACAGGCCAGAGAAAACCGAGCCGAGACCGGCCGTCTTCGCAAACGACTTCAGCGCCCCCATCGTCTTCTCGCCGACCAACGCAGTGAACTGCGTCTGCACGCCCTTCAACGCACCCATGACGCTCTTTGCGGCCGACCGGATCAGCGGGTGATTCAGCGCTCCCACCATCTTGAGCACGTTGTTCACTGCCGCGCCCGTCGCTGAAAAACTGCGCAGCACTGTGCCGATCTTCGGACTCAAGTCGCCGGCCACGGACAGCAAACTGGTGGCGCCTGACAGCAGCTCCGCAGCCGACTTGAGGTTCCCCGTGGCCAGCTTCGTCAACACAGCGACGGTGTTCTGACTCGCTGCACGGTTCCGGTCGAACACGCGAACCACCTGACGCACGCGCTCGGACGCGATGCTCGCCTGCGTCGCCGCCTTCGTCACACTCGATACAAAATCCATGCGATTTCCCCTTACAGATGCGGCGCGTCGAACATCGCCGACCGATTGCTCTTCTCGAGCGACTCCGACATGGCCCGCTGAAGCTGCGGATTGAGTTGCGCGAGCAGCTTGTCCGCGATCTGTGCGTCGGCAACGCCTTCCACCTTGACGTTGAATGTCGGCGAGAACTGATTCTGCTGTTCCACCTTGAACGGCCGGGCCTGCGGCGAATCCGGATTCGCCGCCGACGCCGCCTTCGCTGCAGCTTTTGCTGCGTCGCTCTCCTCGTCCTTCTTCCCCATCGTCCACCGCGCGAGGGTGGCAAATAACTTTTGCCCGGCGAACGTACCGATTGCACCGCCCACGACACCGCCGACCGCTGCACCGATCGGACCGCCGGCAAACATACCGATCCCCGCACCGAGCTTCGCGCCGGCAAAGCCGCCGGCCAGACTGCCACCGATGCCCGCGAATCCCTCGACCTTGTGCGCGGTCGTGTCGTCGCCCTGCGCAACCGCGTATGCGTTCTTCGCGGCCAATCCAATCTTCAGCAGGGTGGCGGCAATGGCGATCTTCCCGGCGTACGGCGCAATGCGTCCGGCGACGCGACGTAGCGCCGCGAGTGCTCGCCCCCACCGGCCACGCGGAGGAGGTGGTGGCGGACCCGGCGGCCCGCCCCCAGGACCACCTCCGGGACCGCCACCGCCAAAATCTCCCGGGCCACCCGCCCCTCCGCCTCCCGGGAAGTTGACGACAAACACGCGCTGGACGCCTCCGGCCGCCCCACCCAACGGATCGAACCCCGGACCGCCGCCTCCGCCCCCCGCTCCGCCACCACCGGGCCGCACCCTGCTGCCGCGAGAGAGCCAGCGCCCACGCGCCATGTCGAACAGCCCGCGACCGATGTTCCACATCGCACGCGCTCCGCGATACGCAACTGCTGCGCCGATGACACCCGTCACCGCTGCAGCAGCCTTCGGTGACGAATCCGATGCGTCGTGCACCGCCTTGCCCGCCTTTATTGCCCCCTTGCCGACGAGGTCCGTGATCGGCCGCAATGAGTCGCCGATGCTGCGCATCGCGTCGTCCCACTGCTGCAGCACCTCGTTCCAGATCTGCTTCGAGGTCGCGCGACGATCATCCAGATCTTTCTGGATCTCCCCGGTGATGTCCATGCCGGTACGCTTCATCTTTTGATAGATTTCCACGCCTTGCATGTAGCCGGTGAGCGCCGCCTTGACCTGCATGTCGGTGAACAGGTCGCCGGTCTTCATCGTCTCTTCGAAGGCGCGAATCTGAGCCTGCCGCTTCGCCGGATCCAGTTCGGCATTGATCTGCTTCGCGGCAACCGCAAGCTGCTTTGCCTTCGCCGGATCGACGCGCTCGATGTATGCGCGCGCGAGCACGAACGAAGCTTCCATCGTGGACCAACCCTTGTTGATTGCCTCCTTCATCTTCGCTTGGTAGTCGATGCCGGCTTTTTTGTAGTTGTTCTCGGTCTCCCCCGAACCGATCTTCGAAAGCCAGTTCTTCAGGTTGTTGGCCGCCTCGTCAGCGTTGCCGGCCGTCTTCATCTGGACCTGCAGCATCGCGCCGAGCTGCACTACCGAATCCTGCCCCGTGATCCCGAGCTTCTTCATTTCCGCCAGCAGCACCGGAAACCACCGGGCCATGTCGACAGATTCGAACGAGCCTTCTTTGCCGAGGTACGCGATCGCCTCGAGCGCCTTCATCATCGCCTTCGGATCGGTGATGTTCGCGTTCTGCTGCAGCGCCTGAACCATCTGTGCGGTCTCGACGCTCGACGCGCCCTGACCGATCGCGAACTTCGCAACGGCCGGTCCGAAGTTGAGCGCGCGATCGACGTCCATCCCGCCGGCGACCATCTGGTTGACCGCATCGGCCAGCTCGTTGCGTTTCATCCCGTTCGCCAGCGCGTCGCGTCGGATCCGATCCGACATCGCGCTTTCCTGCGCCGTGCGCGCGATGCCCGCCTTGATCGCAATATCACGGATGATCGCCTGATACTGCGCGGACACGACGGCCGGAATTGCGACAGCCGCCCCGAGCTTCGCCGAGTCGGCGGCGGCATTGCGCATGCCCTCCATACCCGCATTAAACCGCTCATGACCGCGCGCACGCAGCTCCAGCCCGCGTATCGTGCGGCCGAGGCGCGCATACGCCCGATCGAGCCGATCCACCTCGAACCCGGCAACGCGCAGCGCGCTCAGGTTCGTTTCCAGCCTGCGCCGGATCCCTTCAGCTGCGCTATCGCCGGCCAGGTGCAACCGGCGAAACTCGGCCTGCAGCCGGATGGTCTCGCCGATCTGCCGTTGCCACATGCCGCGATCGCTTGCGGCCCTGCGCAACCCCGCGATTCTCGAGCTCGTGTCAGCGAGCGCCCTGCCAAGCGTCGCCGACACGGCACCGCCGATCACGATGCCAAGTGAAATATCCCGTGCCATGTCGGCCTCCGCTCAATCCCTGCTCAATCTGTTAGCCACCACACCACATCGTCGAGCGTCATGTCGTCAACCGACTGCGGCGTCGCGCTGAACTCCCGCATCATCCGTTTTGCCAGCGCCTTCACGGTCGCGATTGGAAGCCGGACGAGCGGATCGAAAGGAGCTGTATGCACGCTGCATGGCCTCGTAATCGGCCATGTCCATTGCTTCCATGTCGTCGGGAGCCACATCCGCGAGCAGCGCGAACAGGATGATTTCTTCTTGCGCGTCGTCGCCGCCCGCCTGCTTGCTCGCGGTGCGAACATCACGCACCTTCGGCCGGCGCATCACCAGTTCGTCGCGAACCACACCGTCGAATTTGACCGGATACCGCAACTTGATCTTGGTTGTTTCCATCGTGTGCCTCAAATGAAACGGGGCGACCGCATGGCCGCCCCGTGGATGGTGAAAAAGTAACTTTGGCCGTCACGCCGGCCGGCGTCACATGCCGAGTGCCTTGCGCACGTCGGCCAACTGGTCGACTCCGTCGATCACGCGGATCATGTTCAGCACATCGAATTCATGAACCACCGCGCCGTCGATTTCCATCTTGTAGTAGCTCAGCTCCACCGTGTACTTGACCTCCGATTTATCGCCGGGCTTCCAGCTGCCGGGATCGTATTCGGACAGCATCCCGCGCATGATGGCCGCCACCGCCTTCACTTTGCCCTTCGTGTCGCGGAACGCGCCACGAAACGTGCCGTTGAACGCATTTCCATCGGCCAGCCCGAAGAACTTCAGCACATCGCGCTCGAGGCTTCCCATCGAGAAGCTAGCTTGCAAGGCTTCCATCCCTTGATCGACCTTGATCGGGGCATCCATCCCGCCAGCGCGGTAGTCCTCGGTCTTGAGCTTCAGCTTCGGCGGATTGACTTCCGGCGAGCGGCCTGCGAAGCCGCGCCCGTCGACGTACAACGCCATGTTGTTCAGTGTTTCCGGAACCATGTGTTACCTCTTACGATTGCGTGTCGAGCACTTCCGTGAGCCACTGATTCGTGACCTCGAAACGGAAGATCGGGTTTTCGGCCGGCGGAACATCGGTGAACCGGATATTCCAGTACACCTTGCCCTGCTCGAGCTGCGACGCCGAGTTGAGCTTCGGATCCGGGTAGACCTCGAAATTGATGATCGCCCCCTGTGCGCGCAAATCGCGCATGAACGCCTGCAGCCCCTCGGTCACGTCCTTGACGTACGTCGCCGTGATGCCGCGATCGACCGCCCACTTGTGGCCGGCCTGCACGGCATCCATGACGATGTCGAGCGTGCGAACGCGCGTCACGAACGACCATTTCGGATCGGCCGACAGCGTGCGGTTACCCCACAGACGAGGGCCGCCGTCGCGAATGATCGTCGTGATGAACGAGTTGTTCAGCAGGTTCGCCCGGCACGTCTCGTCGCCATCGAGGAATTCGATCGGGCGCTTCGTGCCGCTGATCCCGGCGATCTCCTTGTTCGACGGCGACGCCCAGAAGCCGATCGCCGCGTCGGTCTGGCAGAACAGGCCGGCCGCGTATCCCGATGCCGGTGCGTCGACGTCGGCGTTCGCCGCCGTGTCCCAATACCGCACGCCGGGATCGACCATGTACAGGCGCTTGCTGCCGAAGTTCTTCGCGTACGCGATCGCTGCCTCGTCGGTCGTGTTCGGGCCGTCAATGATCGCGATCGCACGCAGCTTCGCGGCGAGCGAATCCGCCGCCGTGGCGACCGGTTGCTTGGCCGTATGACCAGGTGCGATCAGCAGGCGCGGCTTGAGGTCGAACAGCGACTTGCCGTCGAGCAGCGCCTGCAGGCCGGTACGCGCACCGCCGGCGGTGACACCGCCGATCACCGCGGACGTCAGCTTCGCATCGTCCTGATCGGTAGCGACGCCGACAGCGACCATCACCGTCTTGCTCTGCTTGTAAATGCCCTGAATCGAGCGCGTGATCGCGCTCGTCTCGCCGAATGCGGCGACCGCGTCGTATTCGCTCGTGATGCGGACCGGCACGTTGGGTGCGACGAGACCCGCACCCGGCGTGTAGGTGTCGACGATGCCGACGACGGACGTCGACGGCACCGCGATCGTACGCGGGCCGGTGTCGACCAGCACGGTCGTCACGCCGTGATAGAAGGAAGTAGCAGCCATTCAGGTTTCCTCTCAAACAAAGAAAAAGCGCTCGAATGAGCGCGCAATCAACAATTGTCAAAATTCCGACATGATCCGGTAGGCACCGATACAATCCCGTCGAGCTGCGGGTGTAGCTCAACGGTAGAGCCGCAGCCTTCCAAGCTGATGACGAGGGTTCGACTCCCTTCACCCGCTCCATCCGGAAACGTGGCCGAGCGGCTGAAGGCACGTCCCTGCTAAGGACGCATGTGGGCTTAAACCTGCATCGAGGGTTCGAATCCCTCCGTTTCCGCCAATGGGCCTCCGATCCCTCCAGGTCGACTGCGAAGCGCCCCCGTCTTTCGCAGTGCGTGGTATGCCACGGGAGGCCCACCCCAATGCGGGCCCGTAGCTCAATTGGTTAGAGCTGTCGACTCATAATCGACCGGTCGCCGGTTCAACTCCGGCCGGGCCCACCAACAGCCGGCTTAGCTCATCAGGTAGAGCAGGCGATTTGTAATCGTCAGGTGGCGGGTTCAAGTCCTGCAGCCGGCACCATTCAATCCGCCCGGATGGCGAAATGGGTAGGCGCACGGGACTCTAAATCCTCCGCCCCAAGGCTCGCCGGTTCGAATCCGGCTGCGTGCACCGACAGCGACGAAGTCCGTTAAAGTGAGTTGGATTCGCCACGATGGAAAAGCACACTAGGTCATTCTTAGACACTCTTGTCGTCGAACTTATGTCGGATGCCCGGGAACGAACCTCTACCGAAATCAGTTCTGCGCTTGGCACAACAGCCGCGCAAACACGATGGGCATTGATGAGACTACTGGCGCTACGCGAGGTCTACATTTGCGGATTCGCCGAATGTAGTCGCGCCAAAATCTACAGAATTTCCCCGATCCGCTCGGTTGGCACAAGGCAGGAAATCGGCGGATGCAACTCCAGCACGAAGAACTCGGATGAGGCAATCTTCGATGGCAACGACCCGGCGAGTCAGCTGAAATTCGATCAACGTTATCGTGCGCAGATGACAGGCCGGCCTGCAGTCGATCCAACCGTCACGGCAGCAATGTTCGCGTTAGTGCGACCACGACACGATACGAATGCGAACGCACCCTCTGATGACGAGGCCGCAGAGGGCAGTGGCGACTGACCGCGACACCGAGACCGGTACGAGACCTCTCGTCAGCGCATCGATCTCACCGTAGCATCCCCCCCGAGCGCATCATGCCCGGATGGTGAAAGTGGTAGACACTGCGGACTTAAAATCCGCTGCGCCCTTATCGGCGCGTGCCGGTTCGACTCCGGCTCCGGGCACCACCCATTCCACTCATTCCGTCTGTGCCAACGCCACATCGCGTATCACGAACGGCGGCACGGGCGGCAACGTCATATTCGGCCAGCCCGATACATCGGACACCTCACGCAATGCCTGCCGGTATCGCAATAGCATCGCGAACTGGTCGGCGGTCAGCGTCGTCCCATTGCCAAGCAACTTTTCGTCTTGGTGCCGAGCAACGAGCCAGTCGGTTGCGCCGAGCGCAGAGTCGCGCTCCGCGCGCTTGGCGTCGGCGACTTCGGCTCGGGTTGGGGGAGGCGGATCGAGTGCGACCGGCTTCCCGACGCCGTCGACGACAAGGCGTTTTCCTGCAGACTGTGCGTTGATGAGATCGCGCCATTGCTCGTCACTGATGCCGATGACGGACACTCCCTGCGGAACCGGACTGTCGGCGCTGTCGTAGAACGCCGTGATGCTGCCGCTTGCGTCGTGTGCCGCGAATTTTTGGCTCATGAATTCCCCCTTAGCGACCGATAGCGATGTAGTAATAGCTTTGCCCTGCGTTGTTTACAGCTCCGTACGCATACGCGGTGAACTGAGACGCGCTGGTAAGCACGACGGACGGAGCAGGGTATGCTGAAGGGGTGGACGACAAGGAGGTCGCCGTCACCGAAAGTACGCCGTTCGGGAAGGCAAGCGGGTACGTAACCACTCCAGATGCAGTCTGAGGGGTGGAGGAGAAATTTATCTGGAACAACCCCCACTGGATAATCAAGCCACTTGGCAACTTCTGGTAACCGCTTGCAGACAGGGACGCCCCAAATCCACCCGTATATGCGAGAGGCGTTGACCCTCCAACGGAATACCAATTCACGCCATTGCTCTCGAGGACATACGTGTCGCCGAGCGCCATCGGAACAGTCGCGAGCGATGTGCTCGCGTTCATATAGATGGTGTCGGTTCCCTGACGGGAAATTGTGACCGGCGACGCCCCCACCCCGCTCACGAACTCGATACGAGCGCCGGCCGGAACGGACGACGCAAGCGGCAACGTGACCGTATAGTTCCCTGCGCCGCCCAGGTAGATTGAACCGCCCGCGTTCGCTGCGGTTAGTGTCGCGGCCCCGACGAGTGTCGTGAAAGCGTTCGCCTGCATACCCAACGACCGGACGAATGCGGTCGTCGCAAGTTTCGTGGTGTTATCGAATTGCGGCGGCGTCGGCCCCTTCGGCGTCCCGGTGAAAACCGGCGAGTCGATCGCCGACTTCTTCGCAAGCTCGTTCGTGATGGTCGTCGCAAAGTTCGGATCGTTGCCAAGCGCGTCCGCCAATTCCTTCAGCGTATTAAGCGCTTCGGGAGATTGGTCGACCAACTCGGCAAGCCGCTGTGCAAGGTCAGCCTTAGTCGCGTATTGCGGGTGCGGATCAACCGCACTCGCGTGCGCGTCCAAGTTACTTTGGCCGGCCTCGACCAACCTCTTGAGGAACCGCGTCCGGTTTGCGAGCTGCTTCGCCTGCAAGTTGTCGACGCCATCCGGACCACCGATGACCGGATCCGACGTCTCGAGCTGGTAAATGCCGTCTTCCCAACGGTCACTTTCAATGAGATTGCTCATGCAATGCTCCCTCTGCTGTACTGTCCATCTCGCCGCGCGACACCGTTGTGGCGGATCGGCACGGCGGAGTAATCGAGCGATACAAGCTGACTCCGCGCAGGCGCATAACGCTCGATCGCCTTCCAGAGCCGGTCAGCCTGATCACGCGTGATGTGCTGATCGAGCTTCACGATGTACTCGGCCCACGCGCTCGCCTTGCCGTGCACCTGCTCCCCGTTCCGCACGATCGTGCCGTCACGACGGCGACCGCTGCGGCCCTCGATGATCGTCACCTCACCAAAGCCGAACCGACGAATCACCTCCCGAACCGCCCACGGCGTCCCCTTCTTCCGATGCAGCGCCATCGATCCCCTGATCAGCGCGCGTCGTGCGTCCTCCGATTCCGCCAGCTCCCAACCGTCGACGGCGAGCGCCCACGCAAGCCACGGCAGCCACGCGGCCGGACAGCGATCGGCATCCCACAACGTGCGCAGGATCTCGGGATCCACGCTCGGCCGCATTACCTTGGCAAGCGCGGCTTCAAGTGGCGTCTGATTCGCCGGAAGTAGCGGCTCACGCTTCATCGGCCTTCACCTCGACACGAATGCCCGTGCAGTGCGCAAACTCGCGCGGGCCGCACACGACGTTGTCGACGGGTGTCGACAAATCGAGACCCGTCACACCGCTATCCGGTGCATGCAGCGCCCCTTCGATCGCGGATCGCGGCATGCCCGCACGCAGCCGCCGCGATTTCGCGACGACGCCGTCGAGCACTGTGCGCCGCGCGTCACGAACCACGTTCGGATCCGGACCGCTTCCGACATAGATCAGCGCATCGATCGCGTACTCGATCTTGATCGCCGGCTCGACCAGCACGGTATCGTTAAGCGGACGCACCGTCTCGGGCGAGACCTTCGCGCGGACGATGTCGATCAGCGCCTGATCCGGCACACCGTCCCCCTTCGCCGACATGACGGTCAGCCGCACCGTTCCCGGTTCGGGCCGATCCACCGCGACGTCAAGCACGTCGGCCGAGGCGTCCATCGCGAGCGATCGGTACGCAGCAAACGGGCCGGCAACGGTTGCTCGCTCAGGCGACAATTGGGCGCGCAGCTTCAAGCGCTCGTCCGACTCCATTCGCTGCGGAATCGGCGGGTCGGCGTTCGGGTCACCCGGATCGACCACCGCCCGCTCGGTGTCCAACAACACCGCCAGATGCTCCAGGTCGGCACCCGTCGCGAAAGCGAGCATCGCCGCCCGTGCCGCGTCGTTCACGCGCGTGCGGAAACGAATCTCCTCGTAAGCGGCCAGCTCGAGCAGCTTCACCACCGGATCCGATTCCAGCGCGGCCGTCCAGTCCGGATAGATCGCCTTGAAATGCGCAAGCTTCATCTGGTACGCCGCCTCGAAATCGAGCAATTCGACAAGATCGGGCGGATCCAGCGAAGCAAGATCGATGATCGTCATGTTGGCACCTCGATTTCAACGGCCGCGCCGTCGTACTCACCGCGAATCGCGAACGTCACCTTGCCATCGACCACCGACAGCACCTTGACCTGGGCAAGCCTGATGCGCGGCTCCCATCGTCCGATCGCACGCGCAGCCTCGGCTTGCGCGGCAGACACCCATCCGCGCGTAACCGGAAGGTCGACCATCAGCGGGATGTCCGATCCGTACTCGGGACGCTCGCGGCGGCTTCCCTTGCGCGTGCCGAGAATGTCGGCAATGCTCTGTATCAGGTGCGGGACACCGCCGATCGCCCTTCCGGTCCACCTGTCCATGCCGACCAGCGATCCGGACCTGCTCATCCGCGCTCCTCGAGCCGCTTGTAATCCGCATTCGCGTCGAGATAGCCGATATGCGCGGCGGTCGTCGCGACGACTTCGCCGGCGGTAACATGCAGCACGTCGCCGTCCGGAAACACGATCACGCGACTGCGGAACTTCGTGTCGAGATACGTCACGCGGGTCGGTGCGTCGCGAGTTGCAGCCTGTGCATTGTCTTTTGCCATTTGTGATCCCCAAAAAACGAAGCCCCGCAGAAGCGGGGCAAAGTGACTTTGCGAATGGACTCGTTACAGCGGCGGCGATACCGGCGCACCGTCGCCCTGTTCCATGTGCGAGTGCCGCAGGAACGATTTTCCGCCGATATCGACGTCGCCCGTATAGCGCGCACCGCCGTTCACCTGGACAGCCGGGCCGCCAGCAGCACCGCCCTTGCCCTGCATCCCGCCGTTGAACGTCAGCAGCTTCTCCGTCGTCGTGTTCCCGGTGAAAGTCGAATCCGGGATATCGCCGAGCAGCTGCTGTGTGCGCAGCGTCACGCCGTCCGCGCGCAGCTCCAGCTCGGTGCCGCCGATGCGAAACACGATCCTGCCGCCGGCCGGCACATCAACGCGGTATTCGTGTTTCTCGTGGTCGTACACCTCCGACGCGCCGTCCGGGTAGTCCCATGCGGTTTCAGCCGGACTGGTCCGAGCCGAGCCGCCGTGCTGGTCCGAGTAGTAGCCCGGTATCGCATATGCGCCGGCCAGATCGCCGGACGGCGCGACCATCGTTGCCTGCTCGCCCACGGACGGCGGGCGCCAGAAGCGCACTGCGCCCGCAGCAGCCGTCTTCCACGGCATCAGGTCGCTGACCCAAGCGCCGATGCGAACGCGGCACATCGGCGGCTGGTAGGTAACGCCCTCGACGGTGCCGTGCTGCACCATGCACGCCATACGGCGATCGATCTCGCCCAGCGCGTAATCGCTCATGCACCTGCCCCCTGTTCATCCGCCGGATCCCAATACTGCCCTTCACTGCCGGGGCCAACGTCGGGATCGACGCCCCACCGAATCATCGGCCCGTCCGGGATCTCGCCCAGCGCCATGCCGAGACCGAATTCGTGCGTCCATTCGACGAGCCAGACGCAATACGTATCGAGCTGCGGACGGAACGGATCCTCCGCGACCTGCACCACTTTGCCGGGCGTGATTGGCAGATCCCACGTCTGCATGTGCACCGCCATTGCGACGCGGGCCGCGACCTCGCGCACGGCCAGCTCCGCCCCCTCGTCGATCGGATCGAACACGATGCGCGCCTGCATGCGCGCGATCAGCGGCACGTTGTCGGTTCCATCGTCATGACCGGGTTCGAACTCGCTCAGTTCGATAGCGATCAACGGCGTTTCGATCTTCTGACCGAGACGCGGGTACGCCTCGATCCGCTTCATCGCGGGCAGTTTGACGCGCAGCCCCTGCTCGATCGCGTCGTGTAACTGTTTCAGGTTCTCAAGCACGTCGTATCGCCTTCAGTAGTTCGTAGTTCACCTCCTGCTGGAGGATCACCAACAACCTGTCTTCGCACGCCTTTGCGGCGCGTCGGAATGCCGGATCGCCCGTCTGCTGCCATTGAACCGTCACCATCCGGTACGGCATGCGTTCCTTGCCGACGCGCTCGTAGATCGGCCCATCCGGCTGGCGCTTCGATTGCCGCCACGCCCCCTCGAAGCTCTGGCGCCCTACGCGCATACCCTTGCGCGTCTTCATCGCATTGCCGAGACGATGCGCCTCGATCGGGTTCAGGCCAAGCCAGACCTTGCCGGCGTCGGCCGACCGCAGGAAGAAATAGATCCGGCGACGAATCACCTTCTGCGGGATCTTCGTCGCCGCCCCGACTTCCTTCGCGGTCTGGCTCTTGATCCACCCTGCTGTCTTGCGCAACGTGCGCCGCCACGCGGCCCGCATCGCAGACGATGACAGCCCTTGCAAAACGGCCGTCACCTCGTTGATGTTGATCTCGATTTTTACGTCGTCCATATGCGCTACTGGAGAATGAGGATTGTCCAGCCCGTGCCGTCCGGCTTCGCCTCGAGCACGCGATACCGATCGCCGCTTGCGACCAGGACGCTGCCTTGCCGGACGTTGACTGCATCACGGTCCCGCAGATGGAACACGGGCGCGACCAGTTGCGTGCGCTGGCTGCCGAGATCCGGCCCGAGCCACGGCAATGCGAACATCCCTTCGACGGGGTGACCGTCGATCGTGATATCCGCGTCGCCGAGGTCGCGCAGCACGGCCGAGTCGACGTCCGCAATCAGATCCTGGAACGCCATGTCAGGCCTTCAGACGGATACAAGCACGCGGGCGCGTGCAGAGGTGGATCGGGTTCGACTGCGCCTCGATCTCGACACCCTTGTTGAACGGCATCAGTTCCTGCCGCGCGTAGTACGGCAGGCCGATCGTATTCACGGCGTCCGTGTAGTCGCCCGGCGCAAAGCGCGAGATGAACAGATCCGGCACACCCTCGGGCACCGCATACGCCTCGTCGGGACCGACGAACGGGACGCCGCCCACTGCACCGCGATACCGCTCGAACACGATGCCGTCCAGCTCGATCGAACCGCGCGGATCGCCACGCAGCGCGGCGGCGGCTGCCGTGTTCAGGAACGTTTCCTTGACGGTCGGCAACGTCAGCAGCTTGCGCCAGAAGTTGCTGCCGCAGAACGCGCGCGCACCCGTGAACGGCACATTGCCGAGCGCGTCTTCGATTGCTTCGAGCGTGTCTTCGTTCTTGATCCGGATCTCGGTCTTCGGATTCGACAACTCGTATTCGACGACCTGCTGCTTAATGCCGAAACTGTCGAGCAGGTTCGCAACGACGCGCTTGCCGTCCGCGTCGAGGATCACGCCGCGAATCGCACCGAGCCGGTGAAACTCGTGCGTCGCGTCGAGCATGCGCCGCATCTTCGCCAAGCGACGGTTGACATAGTTCTGCAGCGTTTCCAGCTCACTATCCGAGCCGAACGCGCGCAGATTCTGGATCTCGTCAGCCTTGATCGCCGCACGCTGCGGCAGGTGCACCGTGTTGAACGGAATCAGGTTCCGCTTGCTGCCGGCCACGTTCGGCGCAGGCGTGCCGCGTTCCCCTGCTGCAACGAGCGCCAGCTTGTCGCCGTCGCGCTCGATCTGCACGACCGTCGTCGTGATGCCTTCCTCGTCGAACATCCCCGTCGAGCTGATGCGGCCGGGCACGTACTCCTGCTCGTTGATCGCCGCGGTCATGGACGACAGCGAGAAGGCGTCGTCGTTGAAAAGGTTGATGTCTGCCATTTTTGCTCCTGAAATGCAAAAGGCCGCGCATCGGCGCGGCCTTCGGATGGATGGGTTCCGCTTCGGTTAGCGGATGACGATGTGATGCGATGCGAGATCGTCGCGGCCGGCGGCATCCAGCCCGGTCAGCAATCGTCCGTCGACCTCGGCCAGCCGCATGATCGCGACGCCGCGACGCGCGACGCCCGACTCATGCAGCGGGGCGTACAGGATGCCGACCGCGACCTCCGCGCCATCCTTGCCGGCGTTGTCGTAGGGCGCGTACTCGCCCGTCGTGATCGCGCCGAGCAGCGTGCCGGCAGCGAGCGCCGGGCCGGCCGCCACCGTAACCGCATCGCGCGAGATCGCGCCCGGCCCTTCGGAGATCAAAAATTCACCGGGCAAGGTGCCCATCGTCTTGATATTCGACATTCAGCGCTCCTTTCAGCGTTGAGAAGTTGCATTCGCCACGCGGCGGGCCGCGTAGATGTCCGAGGACCGCACCGTGCGACCACTCGCCTGCGGAACCGGCGTCGACTTCGGGTCCGGCCGTCCGTTCACGGGCTGCTGCGACGCCGTCATGCGCTCGAACAACCGTGCACGCGCCTGGTCCGGCGTCAGACCGCTCGCCACGAACTGCGCGGCCAGGTCCATCTGATTCGCCGCGAGACAAATCCCCGCGATGTCCGTCGCGTTCTGGATCGCGCGATCGACCGTGTCGCGATCACGCAGGCCTGTCGCAGCGATCACGCCCTCCGCGCAGTCGCTCAGGTTCGCTTCGCGCAACATGTTGAATACGTGCCTGGCGAGCGCTCCGACGTCGGGGACAATCGGCGCGGACGGCGCTGGCGGCTCGGGAGGCGGTGCCGGCGGCTCAGGGGCCGGCGCGGGGGGATCGCCAGCCGCGTCGATCGCCGCCTGGACAACATCCGGCACCGACGAGAAACGTGCGAGCAGCGGCGCAGCGTTCGCCGACGCCGCCAGCTTCACCGGGGCCTCGATCGTGTCGCAGAAACCCTTTTCCTTCGCCTGCGCGGCCGTCAGCCACGTTTCCGCGTCCATCATCGCGCCCACCTCGTCTTCCGACAGGCCGCTGCGATTGACGTACGCCGAGAGAATCCCGGCGCTGGCGTTGTCGAGCAGGTCCGCGATGCGCCGGAAGTCGCCGGCCTCACCCGCCGCAATCGTGTGCGGATGGTGAATCATCAGCATCGCGTTTTCCGGCATCTCGATCTCGTCGCACGCCATCAGCACCAGCGACGCGGCCGACGCCGCGATCCCGTCGACGCGCCCCTTCACCTTGCCTTCGTAGCGCCGCAGCGCGTTGTAGATGGTGAAGGCGTCGAACACATCACCGCCCATCGAATTGATCGCGACGATGATCGACGATGCGCCTGCTGCGGCCGCGTCGAGCTGCGAAATAAATCGCTCCGCGTCGACGCCCCAAAAACCGATCTCGCTGTAGATCCGGATCTCGGCCACCTTGCCGCCATCCGCGTTCGCCTGCGCACGGATGTCCCACCACTTCCGATTACGTTTCACCTTCACCTCCCGTCATGTCCGGCCCGCTGTCGGCGGGCACCTGTGTGTCATAGCGAAGCCCGAGCCGCTGCTCGCGCGCCTGATCGGCCGCATTCTCGACGTCCACCTGCTCGGGGTCGTCGCCTCGGGCCAGCACTGCGCCCGTCCGGCTCGCCAGCCCTGCACGGATCTCCATCCGTTTCGCCGTGACGTCTTGCACCGGATGGATGTACGGCCAGCCCTGCGGCACCCATCGCACGCGCAGGTAATCTCGGCGCGTACGGTAGTAGTCCGGCATCGGCATCGCGCCCGACAGCGCGCACGCGTCGACCCACCAGCGCCATACGGGCCGGCAGAACTGGTGGATGAACACGTTCCACTGAAGCTGCTCAACCGAGCGGCGAAATTCGTTCAGGATCACGCGCAGCACACGGTCGCTGACGTCGCGCAGATCACCGGTTAGCACTTCGTACGGCATGCCGACCGAAGCCGCTGCCGCCATCAGTTGCTGGCGCATGAACGGCGCATAGTCATTGCCCGCGCCTGGCGGAGCCGCAAACCTCACGTCTTCGCCCGGCGCTAACTCCTGCATGCCGCCCGGTTCGAGCGACACGACCGGCGAGAAGCCGTCGACATCGGTCTCGATCGGCCCGCCGGTAACCGGATCACCGAGCGGACCCAGTTCGGCGTGCGGCTTCACGATGAATCCCGCAAACAGGTTGCTGACCTCCTGCCGGAACAGCACGGCATCGTCGAAATTGTCGAGCGAGTGCAGCCGCAGCAACACGGTCGACAACTCGGGCACGCCGCGCACCTGACCGGGCCGCAACGCGAGGAACACGTGCGCGATCTCGTCGGCCGGCACGCGCACCGTCTGCGTGCTGTCGACGCCCATACGGTTGTATTCGCCGGGATGCCGGCGCAGCAGGTGATACGCGACGCGTCGGCCCTCGTCGTCGTACTCGACGCCGTTCACGATCTCGCCACCGGGCACCCGTTCGTTCTTGCAGACAGGCAACAGGTCACCTTCGAGGAGCTGGATTTGCATCGGCACGGCCAGCCTGTCGCGGCGGTCGCGCAGGCGCCGTCGCACCAGCACCTCGCCGTCACTGAAGAATGTGCGGGCCGCGAGCGTTTGCAGACCGGCCCAATCGGCTACGCCGTCCGCGTCGATCTCCTTGCCCGTGTCCTCCCAAAGTTGCTTTTGCCGCTTGCGGGTCGCGTCGTCGGGGTGCTGCGGATGCGCCTGAATGCCCGAACCGATCGTGTTCGAGACAAGCCGCTGGATTGTAGTCTTCGCCCATGCGTCGTTGCGAATCGCATCGCGCGCGCGGTGCCGCAGCAGCGGCAGGTTCTGCACCGCCGCTGCATTCGGCCCCGCACCGGACACCTTCCACGACTTCGCCCGCGCCCCACCCGTGCTCGCCGACTCGTATGCCGCCGCCTTCAGCCGGGTCGGCACGACGAAGCCACGCTGCGACAGCATCGGATAGGTTCGGCTCATCGCACCCCCTTGCCGGCGTGTCGCAGACGCACCATGCGCGACCGGCCGCTCGCGCCATCGAGCGCACGGATGATCTCGGTCTGCGCCGCGCGCAGCTCGTCGATCGAGCGATACCGCACGCGACGGTCGGCGTACTGCACCTCCATCTCGCCCTTGGCGATCGCCGACTGGATACGTTCCAGATCCTGTTTTGTGTATGCCATGCGGCTCCCTCGTTTAGCGGCGCTTCAGGTATGTCGAACGACCGACACGACGGCCCTGGATGCGCGAAACCCCGCTCGGGGGCGGGGTTTCGATTGGTTTCGCGACCGGCTGCACCGGCTCGGTCGGCTGCGGCGGATCTACAGCTGTCCGCTCGGCCGGCAATGTGTCGATCGGCAACGCGGACGGCAGCGCGACCAGTATCGGCACGGCCTCGAACAACGACACCTGCGACACGCGCACCTGCTCGACGCGCCAGTGCGCCTCGGTCATCAAGTGCGTCTTGACGCTGCGCGCCGCGTGCAGCGCGTAGACCTCGCAGTCGAGCGCTTCGTTACGCCCGCCGGCCTTCTTCTGCCAGACGCGCTTCGTACCAGTGCGGCCCGGCACCTTGACCTCGGCCGTCACCTGCGCGAGATAGTCGGAACGCACGCCGACGTACCAGTGCATGCGCCCCGGTCCGTCGCCGTCGAGCTTCAGCCGGTTGTCGAGAATCAGGTCTTTCGCCTTGCTAACCCCGACCATGTACGGACGCAGCCCGTACTTCGCCGCCTTGCTGTTGTTGCGCGTCGAATCGACCGACGCCTTCGGCACGCTGAAGATCTCCGCGTTGACCTCGGTACTACCCTTGATCGCCAGCACGTTCAGTCCGGCCCTCTGCGCAGCACGCACATATTTGTATACGGCGTCCGACGTCGAGCCGTCCGACGAGTCGATCGACGTCGCCCGAATCCGCAGCATGCCGCCGCTTTCGTGCCGGTAGCCGTGCGTCAGCAGCGCGGTCAACGCGCCCCATACACCGCCCGACAGCGGATCGGTTTCTTGATGCAGCACGTTGCCGTGAATTTCGTCCCACACGACGAGCCAACTTTCCTCGCCCCGCCCCCATGCGCGCAGGATGATCGCGAGCCGGTCGTGCTGAACGTCAACGCCGAGCGTCAGCAGCAGCCCGCCGGCCGGCACCGTGAATGCCGCGTACGACATCGCACGTTCGGCCAGCACGTCCAGCTCGGGCAGGTCGCTCTTGTATTTGTATGGCCGCCCCTGCGAGTTGTTCACGAACGCACGCATCTTTGTGTCGTCGCCCTCGCGCAGCGCTTTCTCGGCTGTCAGCCACTTTTTGACCAGCTCGCCCATGCGCGAGCCGGGAAACGGCGAGACCAGCTCGTTCAGCCGGAAGCCGGCGACGCCGTGAAACGATGCCGTCGCGCCCCATCGCCCGCGCCGGACCGCGCGCACGCGCGCTGGATCGTCCCACAACGAACCGCAATGCGGACACGTATAGCGAGCCGAATCCGGCCGCGCACGACCGAACACCTCATGCGCGACGTCCGCGTCCTCGCTCCAGGTCACGTTCTCCCACGCTAGCTCATGCTCCTCGCCGCAATCGGGACACGGCACCAGATAGACGCGCTGATCCGACGTCAGATACGCCTGCTGG